GAGGTAGCCGTGGAGTCCCTTCGCGGTGAACGTCGTCCACGCGATGTCGTCGACGTCGTTCTTGAAGCGGAAGAAGTTCATCGCCGCTTCGTAGTTCGTCCGGCCCGGGGTGGAGCTGTTGGACGAGGCGCAGTAAGCCGGGTCCGAGATGGAGTCGTCACCGGTCGAGCCGAGGGCGAAGTCCGCTGCCGTGATGAGGCAGGAGATGTCCTTGCCAGCGGTGATTTCGGCCACGGTCGGAGCGTGGTAGTTGGCGATGGTGGGAACCCACGCCAGCCGACGGTTGGCGTCGGTGAGCATCTTAGGGCCGAGGTTAGCCATGGTCTACTTGCCTTTCTTGGAAGGGGTGAGGGAGAGGTTCGGGAACCGGCCATCGAGCCAGGTCTCGGGGACCGGGTTCGGCAGCTTGTTTCCGCTGAGGGTGTCGTACACGTACACCTTCTTGCGGGGGTCGTACTTGAGCCCGGTGTCCTCCGGGATTGCGGGGTCAATGACCTCTACCACAGGCTCGTCTGTGGCGTCAGTCACCTGTGTTTTCTGGGTTGCCATGTTGGCCCTCCTAGGTGGTTGTGAGTCGCCACATGAGTGGCATGTAGAACCGGGCCGGTGTGACCTGGTCATCCTTGAGCACTTCCGTGCGAAATGCATCGGGGTCCGGCTTGACGAAGCCCGCCCCGATGGCGAGGCCACACAGCGCGAGAGTGACCTGGTAGGCCAGCTCTCGAGCGTGCTGCCCGGTGGGTCCGACGCAGTTGGTCTGGAAGCGGAAGTCCGCCACGTCCAGGTCGGCAAGCTGAGTGAGGCTCCGCTCCCCGGGGAGGTCGCCGGTCGTGCCGGCAAACATCACCACGTAGGGGCGGATGAAGCCGTTGCCGTCCTGAGGCAGAACGTCCGGGACGTGGGTGTCGAAGACGTTCCCCGGGGTCAGGTGGGCCAGCCCATTGATCTGGGTCTGTACCCGGGCGAAGAGGAACGCTGGGCTAGGTGCCGCCATTCGCTGCCCTCTCTGCTAGCTGGTTCATGGCCTGCTCAAAGGGACCGGCGTGCCGATCGAGCGCGGGTCCCATGTACGCTGCTGGACCCATCCTCGAGGTGCCGAACTCGACGTAGTGGCCATAGTTGGCCGTGGGTCCGATCCGGGCCTCGAGAGCGCCGGACTGGCCGACGCTGCGGAGGTCCGAGTGGCCGATGCTGTTACGCAGGTTGCCGGTATCGACCGGGGCGAAGCGCTTGGCGTCACCCTCGATGTCGAGAGCGGTCTTGCGTACCACCTGCTGGGCCAGAGGGCCGACGCTCTGTGCGCCTTGCTCGAAGCTCACCGCCAGGTTGTTGAACTCGGAGGGGTCAATGCTGAACATTATGCCGTCCTGTTCTGCGTCTGGTTGTCTGTGCAGATGAGGTCGCGCTCCCACATCAGGGAGCCGTGCTGAACGTCCCGAACATCCAGTCGGCGACCCACCAGCAGTGGGTCCGAGGCCGACACGACGATGCCGTAGTCTCCGCCCTCGCCGGGCTGGATGGTCGGGGTGCTTATGGGCACGACCACGAGGTAGTCATGCAGGTTGGTGGGCTGGCCTGCGGCAGCGGTGACGCCCTCACGGTTGAGCTGCTGAATGCGGCAGTCCGCCTCGTGGAACGCGGTCTGGCCAGTCCAGCCCTCGGGCAGGGGCCACGGCTCCGGCTCGCCAGCATGGTAGAAGGCGATCCGGGCGGTGAAGCTGGCCTCCGCTGTTGGGCGGTGGTGCTCAGCCCACTGGGCGGGGACGACGGACCATCCGGGGAGAGGGCTCATGGAAGATACCTCTCCGCTCCCTCGAGGCCCGAGTTGTCATACAGGGGGACAATCTCAAAGAAGCCACCCTCGGACTCCTCGAGGAGGAGGAGAGCCTTTCCACGGAGATAGCTCGCCTGCTTGCGCAGTTCGGCAGCTACAGCCGGGCCGTCGGTGTTCAGGTCCTGGGTGCGAATCTTCCGGCTGAGGAGTACCTCGGAAGTCGCCATCGCATCCAGCGCGTCGGCTGCTGCGAGGTAGACGTTGTTGTCATGCAGGCCCAGGTAGCCGTTGACTATCTCGTCGCTGAGAAGAGCCGGGGTGTCCAGGTCTGCCGTCAGGAGGCGCACCTGGCCGAGGGGAGTGGTGAAGTCGATGGCCATGCGTTCCTCCTGGGAAGTGTAGGGGCTCAGCCCCCGGGGTCAATGGGGGTGTCCGGGGGCTGAGCGGTCTTACTAGGAGCCGGTGCTGACGTAGGTCAGCAGCGGGTCCAGCGTACCGGCACCAACGATGTGGCGACCACGGTACGTGATGGTGTCGTCTCCGAAGGAACCTTCCTGCGGAGCGATGGAGCCACCGCCGAGGCGCACGCCCTGGTCCGCCTTGACGCGGATGTCGGGGTTCTCCTCGCCACGCATCTTCGCCACGACGATCGCCGGGCGGGGAGAGGCGGGGTCCGGGAGGACGTACCAGGTGGTGTCCGCCTTGGCGGAGGTGTTGATGATGGTGACGTAGTCCGACACCACCAGGCGGAACTTGCCGCGCAGCGGGTTGGGGATGGTGCCCGCTCCGCCAGCGGGGTCCGGAATCGTCGGAGCGTTGACGAGCTGCTCCGCATCGAACTCGAGGGCCGTCGGAACCACCAGGAGCAGGCGGGCCTGCTTGATGCGAACCTTGTAGCCGTTCTTGTCCTTGCGGGCTGCGATGGCGTTGTACGCAGCCTTCAGGTTATCCCGGGTCAGCGGGAGTGCCGTCGGAGCGTTGCCGTTGGCTGCCTTGAAGAAGGCAGTGTTCGGGCCGGTCGCCGAGACGAAGGTCTCGAAGGCTGCCTTGTCTTCCGTCTCGACCGCACCGTTGGCGAGGTCATCGGGGAGCTCGGACAGGCCGTCCAGCTCGTCGTTCTTCAGGAGCTCGAAGGTGAGCTTGAACGTGTTACCGAACTTCTCGGCAGACAGCTCGTACTCAGCGGAGTCCTTGTTGCGTTCCTTGTACTCCTGGCCTTCGCCAACGCGGTCCAGAGGACCACGGCCACCGAAGAGTTCACGGAACGTCTTCGGCTTGAAGTTGCGGACGGTCGTCTCGGTGGCGATGTTGCGCCACTCGGGGGTGTAGTCCTGGTACTTGGCCAGCATTTCGATGTCGAATGCCTTGCCCAGGTAGGTGTTGAAGTCGGCCCGGGTCAGGGCTTCCTTCAGCATCGCGTACTTGAACGGGTTGCGGCCGGAGATGCCCTCGTTGAAAATCTTGGAGGCCTCGACCGCCTTGGCGAGGAACTCGCCGTCGGGGGTGTTGCGCTTCTCCCAGGCTTCGGCTGCGAGGACTTCTTCTGCGTTGAGCAGTGCAGTCATTGTTGTATCCCTCCTTAGACCTGGGCAGGCCCGTTGAGCAGGACAACCTCGAGCGGACCGGAGGCAGCTGCCTTCGTGCCGAGGGAGTACCCGATGAGTGTGTTGCCAGTGGCGGTTGCCGTGGCGGTGTTGGCCCGGAGGCTCGTGCCGACGCCTGCGATGTAGATCGGGAGACCCACAGTAGCGACCGCGTTGTCCACGGTCACAGTGGCAGAGCCGTTGAGCCAGACCGTCGCGTTGCCGCGAGCGTCCCGGTCGGTCTGTGCGATTCCGCGCAGCGCACCAGCCGTGACGATGTCACCGGCGACGGTGTTGGCGGGAACCGGCAGTTCAATGTGGAGCGCCTCAGGAAGGCGCATGTTCTTAGCCATTGGTTAGGCTCCCTTCGGGGTGTAGCCACGCCCGGCCAGAATGGCTTCGCGTGCGGCTTCGACGGTCAGACCGGCAGCAGGCTTCTGCTCGGCTTCCTGCGTGTGGCCCACGCCACGGACAGAGCCTTCGCCCTGTGCAGCGCGGATTTCTGCGGCAGCTTCCTCGGCGTCTGCCTTGAGGGCATCGGCGTCGAACTCCTTGGCAGCGAGGGCTGCGGACACCAGCGAACGGCGGGTGACCTTGGCCTCCAGATCGCCGAAGGCTTCGGCCACGATGGCCTCGGCCTTGGCGTTGCGACCCTCTGCTTCTGCGGCAGCCAGCTTGTCGTTGGCTTCCTTCAGAGCAGCTTCCAGCGCGGTGGCCCGGCTGGACTTCTCGACGAGGTCGGCGTGGACGCTTTCCTCAATCTGAATGGTAGGCACGGTGGCCTCCTTTCCTTCGATGGCCCCAGCCGGGTTCGGTGGGGAACTTGTGGATGCAGCCTCGCTGGCTGCGGTGGGTGTAGGATCGTCCCAGAGGTCCCGCTCGAAGAGCTGCGGAGCCTCGGCTTCAACGGTGGACGTGAAGCTGGAGAGGGCCTGCCCGAGAGCACCGGAGAGGGTGATCCGCTCCTCGCGGGTCATCCGCCCGTCGCCAAACATCTCGTCAGCGATGTTCGTAAACATGCTGTGCATGCGGGCTTCCAGCCACATGCCGATGTTGCGGGCTTCCTCAGCCCGGAAGGACTCGAGGACCTCCGAGATGCGACCGCCCCGACCCGGGATGGTGACGAAGTCGACGCGGTTCAGCTTGCTGGGCAGCAGGGCCTCAATGATGCGACCCTGGCGACCCTCAGCCTCGCCGATGCTACCCTCTGCGGCAGCTGCGATGGAGACGCCGATGGCGTCCTTCATCTCGGCGAGAGTCTCTTTCCAGTGGCCGAAGACGCGGGCCTCGGAGACCAGCCTGCCCTTGACCCCGGTGTCGGGGTCGGCCCAGTTGGCGTCCCAGCGGGCATCGGCCTCGAGAGCTGCTGCCAGCGTCTTGATGCTGCCAGCCGGGGAGTCGTAACGCTCCGCCTCGCTCATGTGGTCGATGTGCATCTGGGTGCCCTTGGGGAACACCTTGCCCTTGGCTGCAGCCTCGAGGACCTCCGCGCTGTAGTAGCCGGACGATCCCCAGCCCGGGGTGATCAGCGTGATCTCCTGCCGGGAGCCAGTAAGGGACTTAGCTCCCGCAGCTTCCGTTACGAGTGTCGGCATGTTGCCTCCTTACTTGGCTAGTTGCTTGATGGATGGGACGTTGTAGCTGTCTCGCCAGCCGGTCGTGCTCCGGCGAACGCTGAGGTCGGACCAGGCGATGTCGCCGTCCTGGAGCATCTTGAGCCGGGTGGGTCCCAGGATGTCTCGCTGCGTGTCCGGGGTCAGGTTGTTGAACCAGTCCTGCGCGTTCGGCGTGGCGCTCTTCGGCTCTTCGATGTCGAAGCCGAGGTCCTTCCAG